CGGCCGGATAAGTGGACGCGCCCGAGCGGATGGTGGTCAGCCCCGGCATCTCGGTCCCGATCAGAAAGGCATCGACCCCACCCGCCGCGGCACAGAGATGGGCGTAGTGCAGCACCATCCGGCGCAGGCCCCAGTCGCCCGATGGCCCGGTCCACGAAACCGACTGACCCGAGACATTGAAGCTGGCTGGCGTCGCCGCGCCAAACAGAGCCGCGACTTGGCTTGCAGCCGTGGCGGTCTTGTCCACGGTCCCTGCGAAACCCGCAGCCGGAGAACAGGTGATCCGTCCCCGCCAGGGGAACGCGGGCTGGCCCGTCTCCGCGGCGTTGTCCGAATACGGGTTCGGCAGGTTGTTGCCGGGGGGCACGTCCATCAGGATGAAGGGATAGAATGTCACCCGCAGCCCGCGCGCCTTCATCTCCTCGATCGCCTGCACCACGGCGAAGTCGGACGGCGTGCCGCCATAAACCGGCCGATCCTGATCGTCGCGGCTGACGAGGAAGGCATTGGCGCGGCTCACGCCATTGACCGACCAAGTGGCGGGCGTGGTCGACTTGGCCGACACCTCGACGCCCGGCCGGACCTTGCAGGACCCTGCGCGCAGGTCGTCGCCGAACCAGGCGACGACGAGGCTGACGCTCTCGACCGCAGACGCCATGGCCTGCAGCCGGTCCAGCGCCTCCACCATGTCGGTGGAGTCGGCCAGCGCGTTCAGGTTCTCCGGCACCGTCGCGCCGCCGTCGGTCTTGCGGATCGCCTGCGTCGCATAGGTGAACTCGCCCGAGGCCGGGATCATCGTGACGGCCTGCGTCAGCCCCTCGGCCGTGTCTGGATCGGCCAGAGGCCGGAACACCTCAAAGGACAGCTGCGGCAGGCGGTTGCCGTAGGTCGAGAGCGCCAGTTCCTCGAAGACCACATAGGCGGTGCCGCGATAGGCGGGCGTGTTCGCCGCCCCCATCCTCGCGGCGATGAACGGATCGGCGCTCTGCGCCTCATCGCCCGGATACCAGCGCCAGGTGACACCGGAGATGTCCATCGGCTTGCCGTCCGCCCAGATGCGGCCGATCCCGGTGATCGGTCCCTCGCAGAGAGCCACGGCGAAGCTGGCATAGTAGAGATACTCGGTGGTCTTGACCTTGCCGCCCCCGCCGCCCTTGCCGCCGCCCTGCGTGGTGGTCTTGGTCTCTTCGCGGAAATCGGTCGCCCAGATGATGTTGCCGCCCATGCGCATGCGCCCGTAGAGCCGCGGGATCACCGCGCCCTCGGTTGAGGACGTGATCCGGAGACTGTCGAGCCTCGCGCCCTCGATCCGCTGCGTCGGCGCCAGCGACGAGATGATCCAGCTGTCGACGACAGAGCCGATGGTGGAGCCGATGAAGCCGCCGATGGTCGCGGCGCTGACACCGAGGATCGCGCCGCCGATGCTGCCGCCAATGGCGGCGCCGGCCGCGCCGAGAACGAGGGTGGCCATGTCGGGGTCTCAGCGTTGCGGGAACAGGAAGGCGGAGGCGATGCGCCGCCGCCAGGATTGGGTGAGCGGTTCCTCAATCACACCGAGGCGTTCATAGGCGTGGAGGAAGCTGTCGGGCCCGGTCTGGATCCCGACATGCTTGGCGAAGGCGCGCGGCTTCATGCGGAACAGGACCAGCGCGCCGGGACCGGCCTCGGCGGGCGACACCTCGATCATCATAGCGCGCGCGCCCTCGGCCAGAACCTCGCGCGGGCCGGTCTCGCCCCAGTCGCGGCTGTAGGCGGGGATCGGGAACGGCTCGGGGCCGACGACCTCGCGCCAGACGCCCCGCGCCAGCCCGAGGCAGTCGCAGCCGACGCCGCGCAAGCTCGCCTGGTCGTGGTAGGGCGTGCCAAGCCAGGAGCGTGCGACGGCGATGACGCGCTTCGGATCGGCGTTCACAGCACGGACCCCTCGTGCCCGCCGTCCTTCGTGGCATAGCGCAGCACGGCATCCTGACCGGGGATGTGCGGGAAGCCGCGGAAGTTGGCGGTGTTCGCGAACTTCACGCCGCAGGTTTCCATACGCTTGTCGCAGCCCGCGCGGATCGTGAAGGCGTCGCTCTCGGCGATGGCCCGCACCGGCGCCTCGAGGAGCGTCAGCACGGCAATGCCATCCGTGACGTCATGGCCCAGCACCTCGGTGCGCCGCCCCGCATTCGCGCCGCTCGTCCAGTCCAGCGTGCCAAAGGTGAACCAGCCGGAGGCGAAGCCGCCGAGGCCAGACGCGGTGAAGGCCCGGTCCCGCAGGAGATCGATGACGGCGCCCGTGCCCTTGAACGCCGGATCGTCGAGATCGACGCCGCAGCGCCCATCGCCGAGTGCGGCGTCACAGGTCGCCTGGAAGGTTCGCCCGACCGTCTGGCCAAGGACATGGGCGAGCGAGCGCACCTCGGCGACGAAGGCAAGCCGCCCGCGTCGGATCTGGCCGATGGCGCCGCGCCGCATCAGCACGCGCTGGCTCGTATTGGCCCAGTTAACGCGCCACACCTCGACCTCGGCGTTGTCCCAGCGGCCGTCGAGGATATCGGTTTCGGTGATCCGGTCGGATGTCAGCACACCCTCGGCATCCTGCGCATCGACCGACAGGTCCGAGCCCGAGCGGACCTCGGAGGCGGTCAGCCCGCTCTCGGGCTCGAAGTCCGTGCCGTCGAAGCTCAGCGTCCGGTCGTGATCAGTGAAGCCGAAGGTGACGCCGTCGGCACACGCGATCCGCCAGCACCAGGCAAGCGTTGTCGTGCCCTCGTCGAGATGGGCCTGCAGGGCAGGATCAAGGGTCTTCATCGGCGCAGTTCCAGCAGCGGAATGGAGGTGATCGAACCGAGCCGCTCAAGGTCGAGCGTCACGTCGAGCGCGTCGGTGTCGAAGCGGACCGGCACGTCGAACTCGAAGCCCGCGGTGATGGCAACGCCGGCCGCCGGGGCGGTGTCGAAGCTCACGACGCCGGTGGTCGGGGCGACCGTCCAGCCGGACATCTGCTCGACGCCGCCGAGCGCGATGCGCACCGTGCCGGCGACGGGCTTGGTGATCGTGCGGGTCCAGGTCTGGCTGCCGGAAGCGTAGCCTTTGACCGGCTGGAAGGCGGTCGTCGCGCCGTCGCCGGTGCCGATCGCCTGGTCGGTGGGCGATGCCGTGCCCGAGGGCAGGCAGGACTTGTGGTCGCCCCAGTCCTTGAACCGGAAGCCGTGGAGCCGCCCGTTCCGCGCCTCGAAGAAGGCGACCACCGCCGCCAGATCGTCGGCGCGGCGGATGCCGTAGGCAACATCATAGCGGCGGCGCGAGTTGGCCCAGCTGGCGTTGCGCTCCTCGTCGCCCGAGGCAAGCTCGACGATCTGGGTGCGCCGCTCGGGCCCGCCCCGTGCGCCGCGGCTGATATCGTCCGGAAACCGGACCTCGTGAAACGCCATCACATGCCTCTCCGCCCGAGCGACACCGCACGGGCGATGTCTGCGGCGACCTGCGTGCGGGACTGTCGGAAGCTCTCGGCGTCACGCGCCATGATGGTGACATTGACCCCGCCGCCTGCGCCGTAGCTCTGCGCCTCCCGCCGCGACAGCACCCGTTCGCCGCGTTGCAGGATCGCGGGCACCTCGTCGTGACGAAGCCCGGCCATCCCGCCGCCATGCATCCGGGGCGCGGCGGCGAAGGCCATGGCCGGGACCATGCGCGACGGCCCGGCCGAGCCGACCATACCGCCCGCATGCAGGACATTGGCGAAGATGCCGCCCGCGCCGCCGAGTGCTCCGGAAAGCGCGTTGGCGATGGGCCCCAGGATGAACCGCCTCGCCGCGAGCTGGGCGAGCTCGGCGAGTAACGAGGTAACGAGATCGCGGAAGTTCAGCTTCCCGGTCTTCACGAACTCACCGACGGCGTTCTCCGCAGACTGAAAGGCGCCGACGAGGCTCTGGCCGATGTCGCCACCGATCTCGCGGGCCTTGCTGGCGTAGTCCGACAGCGCCGCCGTGACCGCCTGCCAACCGGTGACGGCAGCTTCGGTCGCGGGCTCTGCTGCCGCAGCAGCAGCCCCGGCCGCTGCGCCTGCACCTGTCGCCGCGCGACCTGCATCGCCGAGTGCCGTCTCCAGCCGCTCGGCAGCACCCGTGGCCTCGGTCAGCGCATCGGCACTGGCCTCGTCGGTGCCGCGCACCGCATCGCGCAGCGCCTGCCAGCTTTCGAGCGGCGCGCGAGCGCCCTCGGCCAGATCGCGCGCCGCGCCACGGTAGAGGTTCGCAGACTCGAGCGCCCGGTTCGCCGCCTCGGTCAGACCGACATCAGGCGCGGTCAGCGGATTGTCCTCGAATGCCCGGTCGAACGCCGTCTGCGCTGCGGTGGTCGCGGCCGTCGCCGCGCCCTCGAAACGGTTCTCGATCTCGCCGAGGTCGAGGTCCGGCACCAGCGAGATGCGGCGCTCCGACCCGAGCGCTTCCAGCCCCTGGTTGATGCCGCCGATGAAGCTGTTGATGCGCGAGATGACGCCGTTCAACATCGCCTCGACGCCGTCGACCAGGCTGTTGGCCGCCTGGAACGCGAGATCGCCGATGGCGGCGGGCAGCAGGCCCCAGATCGCCTTGATCGCCTCGTAGGCGCCCTCGAAGGTATTCGCGGCGG